ACAAGTAGAATCTACCTTAGTTAACGTAATACAAAATACACCTGTTAGAGGGTATGAAGTATTTGCTACTGAAGTATCAACTACAAATCAAGGTTACTATAGAGCATGGGTTGGTTTAAAACTTCCTCTAGGTGAATATAATAAAATGTATCACTATAATATTGAAGAAGTAGCAAACTCATATAAGTTAAAAGAAAAGGCAGATCAAGCGTTCAAAGAAACAGTTAAGAACATTGAAAATAAAGCTAACTAATGAGTAATATATCTAACATTTTATTATATTCTAAAAATAATTGTGGATATTGTGATAAGGCTAAGTCGTTACTAAAAACCCTTGGCCTTACTTACACAGAAAAAAAGTTTGAAGATTTTTCTTCAACTGAAGCATTATATGAAGATATAGGTAAAAATGTTAGATCCATGCCACAAATTAAGATTAATGGTGAATTAATTGGTGGGTATAATCAATTGGTTGAATACTTACACGATAAAAAATTAGTTAACTTTGAAGGTAAAATTTCAAATGAGTGATAAAGATAAAGTAATTTTATTTCCAACAGAGAGAATAATTAATAAACAAACAGCAAAAGAAGATCCTAAATCAACTGAAAGAGTAAGAAACGAAAGAACAAAAGAATTTGTAGAAGGAAATGTTGACGAAATAGCTATGAATATGTTGAGACAATTTGTACAGATGTCTATGAAAACAGAAGGCCAAGCTTTTACAAAGGATTTAGCATTACTGGTAGATATTATGAGAGGTACAATTTATAGAGATTTTGATGTAGAACACCCATCACAAAAACTTGCTGATAAAATAGTAGATGTAAAAATGTCAAGATTTGGGCCACAAGCTGTTATTGATTATAACAGAGTAATGCCTGAAATTAAACATAAACCACATAAACCTTTTAATAAAGATATTAAAGACGAAATTAAATTTCAAAATGATGGTTGGACAGACTTTGAAGCAGATTTTGATTTACCGGAAGATACAGATGAGAGGTAAATTATACGAAATTCCCTATGGAATCGCCTTCGCAGGTTGTAAAATAGCAATTAAAAACAAGGAGAAAATATAATGTTTAATACATTAAAGAATCTAGTTGTTACAAAAACAACTAAAAAAGCTTCTTCTACAAGTGGTAGAAAAGCTTTATCAAAAAAAGCAAAAGTGCTGAACCTTTTATCTAAAGGTGAGAATATCGCTTGGAAAACTTTAAGATCAAGATTTGATCTTGAATCACCAAGAGCTATGATCGATACTTTAAGATCAGAAGGATATATGATTTACGGTAACAAAGTTGCTGGTAAAACATTTTACAGACTTGGTACACCAACAAGAGCAATTATTGCTGCTGGTATCAAAGCGCTTTACGGAACTCCGTTCAAATATTCTAATCACAATGTAAGTATTAGAAAATCTGAGCTTGCTTCGATTAATGCGTAGTTAGTTAATAATGGAGGCGAGAAAGATATAACGCTCGCCTCCGTTTCTTATTCAAAATGATTCTTATTGACCTTAACCAAGTTTTAATATCAAACCTTATGGCACAGACCAGAGGCAACTCGGATATTAAACCTAACAAAGAAATGGTAAGGTATATGGTCATAAACTCTTTAAGAGGCTTTATTTTAAAATTCAAACAACAATATGGTAATAATATTATATTGTGTGCTGACGCTGGTGATCCTTGGCGTAGAGACATTTACCCAAATTATAAACATGCTCGTAGAAAAGGTAGAGTAGATTCTGCTACAGATTGGGATAATATATTTAAACTTATTACAGAAATTAAAAATGAAATTGCCGAAAACTTTCCTTATATAATGATGTATATAGAAAAGGCCGAGGCAGATGATATTATTGCCACTTTAGTTAAACATAATAATGAACCTATTATGATTATAAGCGGAGACAAAGACTTTATTCAATTACAAACAAAAACTACCGTTAAACAATATAGTCCTATACAAAAGGTATTTGTTGGTGAGGGTATAGACGCTAAGAACTTTTTACATGAACAGATTATAAAAGGAGACCGATCAGATGGTATTCCTAATATATTAAGTCCGGATGATATCTTTTTAACAGGTGAGAAACAAAGACCTATTAATAAGAAAAGACTTGAAGAATTTGCCAACATTAGTAATATACCTGTTGACAGTGAAACAAGTAGATATTATGATAGAAATAAGAGATTAATAGACCTTTCTTGTATACCAAAAGAACTAGAGGAAACTATTATAAATAAGTATAAGAACTATAAAGTACCTAGTAGATCAAAATTACTACCGTATTTTATAGAACATAAACTAAAATCGTTAATGAGTAACATTGGTGATTTTTAATATTCGAATATTGGAGTAAATAATTATGGCAGAAATAGAACAAGCTAGACATTCTAGCTTAATGAGTAAAAAAGGAATGGCAGCAACGGCTCGTACGGCCACAAACGCCAGATCTTTAGCACACGAAATATTTACACAAGTAAATAACGCAAAAGATAAACCTTTAAAGATTGAAGTATTAAGAAAACACGACAGTCAAGGTTTAAGACAATTATTAAAAGCTGCTTTTGATCCTAAGATAACTTGGGATATACCAGAAGGAACACCTCCTTACATAGCTAACGAGGCGCCAGCTGGGACAGATCATACATCTTTATTAGATGAAGTAAGAAAACTTTATCTTTTTATTAAAGGTGGTAGTAACATAGCAAAAGTAAAAAAAGAAACACTTTTTATACAAATGTTAGAAGCTTTACATAAAGATGATGCTCAAGTACTTTTAGACATCAAAGACAAAAAATTAAATCTAGTTTATAAAGGACTTACTGAAAACGCAGTAAAAGAAGCCTTTAACTGGAATGACGATTTTTTACGTAAATAATCAATAATAGGGTGTTGTACATCTGCAACACCCTTTTAAGTAATTGATTTAAATATCAAATTTCTTCTAAAACAACCAAAATAACGCTTGTAATAAACAAGTTTAAATGTTATATTATACCATATAAACAACAAAGAATAAATATATGAAGAAGTTTTTGATTTACATTACTATACTAAGTTTATTAGTATATGGCCTTTTGACCCTTTTTATGAAATCGGTTAAGGCAAGTGAATATAATACGGCTGTTATAGGCCACGTGATAACACAAAAGGTATCAGGCCAACCAGTTGATGCCTCTAAATTAATGGAACAAGAACTGGCACGAGTTGCTCATCTGTTCGCTCTTGATAGTATTAATATATTACAAAAGTATTTACCCGCTATATTAGATAAAGCGGCCGCAGAATTAAGACTTGAAGCAGATAAAAATTATAAATGTAGTTTACTAAAGGATACAAAAATACAAGACGATTGTAAATAGTATATGATAAAGGTAACAAAACAAAAAGTTTTATCTATCAAAAAGAAACTCAAGCCATTGCTATCTTCAAAAGAGAAATATCAAACCACATATAAAGACATTAAAAAATATTTTATTATACTGAATAAAGGATTATTTGATAATAAATTAGCACCATTTAATGAAATTGAAATTAAAACTCTTAAAAGACAAAAATGTATGGGTCAAGTTGTTACCTATGAAATGAAAAGAAAAGGTACAAGATTACACAAATTGGAAATGGATTTAAATTATGACAATAAAAAAGATTTCTTGGAAACGTTAGCCCATGAAATGGTACATCTATATCAATTTACACATGTAAATGATACAGGTAACCACAATAAACTATTTTATAGTTTTGAACCTAAACTTAAATATGTTGGTTTAAAGTTATAAACAACTAAGGATATATAATGACACAAGTGATGACGAAAAAGTTTAAAGACGAGTATATAAAACCTTTAATACTTGAAGCAGTAAATAAAGTAGAAGATTTTAAAAAGAATAAACAAAAAGGCGATAAAATTGTTTATTATGAAGGAAATTTTCAAGAAGATGTATTAAATAATTTTTCATTAAAACAATCAGAAGAAATTTTTGAAAGTATGAAAAGATATTTAAATGATTCAAGATTAATTTTCTTACAGAAAAAAATTAAAATTAGCAATGTCAATAATGATATAAGTGAAAATCAAGAACCAAAACACTTTTATTCATATATTGTAAGTAAAAGAGTATTTTAATTAATTATATGAAACATAGACCTTGGTATTGGTACATTAAATATAAGTGGCCACGTAAAATCAAATATCACACTAGACAGGTAATGGCCGTCATTGGTATTACATTAATTGGTTTTGGTATTGGTACGTTTTATCCAAACTTTATATCTCAACACAATTTAGAAGAAAAAGCTATAGATAAAACTATGAAATGGGCTAAAGAAATCGGTTTTATAGAACCAAAAATAGAAACTCATAATGATGAGATTTTTATTAAGACAATGCAAAAATGTATTGCCTATTTAAATTTAGAATTACATAAAAATGAACAGATACCTGATGAACTTATTATTGCTCAGGCCATAATAGAAAGCAATGCTGGGTTAAGTAGATTTGCTAAAGAAGGAAATAACTTGTTTGGAATAAGAGTTTGGAATAGAGACAAAGGAATGTTACCACAAGGGTATAACGAGGCATTATCTTGGAGAGTTAAATCTTATCACAGCAAGTGTGCTTCAGTCCGTGATTACATCACAATTCTCAATACTAAGCAGGCATATAGTGAGTTTAGAAAAATACGTGATAGTCAAAATAGATTATGGGGTAAACCTGATGCTATCGCATTAGCAAGAGGACTTGATAGTTGGAGTACCACAAAAGACTATGAACAACAAGTTATAAATATTATTAAAAAACTAAGACAAGATGGAAAGGTAGTTATTAAAAGATGAACGAACTATTATTTTTTTCTGGTTTTGCTATAATTATAGGATTAAGTTATTATCTTGGTCATCAAAGTGGTATAGCAAAAAACTATAAACAACAGATAAAAGAATTTATTATGGGAATGACTGTGTCAAAAATGACAGCTGATTATTTTGATAGATGTGCTAAAAACGAAACACGACAATTTCTAAAATTTTTAGGTATAAAAAAACCAAATGAAAAATTTATAATTGTGCCTAAACGACCTACAGTAGAAGAATTGGATAGACTAGACAAATAATAATGATTTTAACTATATTACTATTAATATCAGGCCTTGCCGTATCTTTTATAGGAGCTTATTATTCTATATTAGGTTTGGCTGCTCTGTTTGCTGGTGCCTATTGGGCCGTGGTAACTATGGGTATTACTTTAGAGATAGCAAAATTAGTAACAGTATCTTGGTTATATAGAAATTGGGAATCTAAAATATTACCAAATTCTATACGAATGTACTTGACATCAGCAGTTTTAATGCTTATGTTTATTACATCAGTTGGTATAT